AGATCAATTCTCCTGTCTCCCATTTGGTTAATCCAAATTCCTAAAGTTGATATATATAGGCCTAATCGTACGTCCTCTCTTACCTACCTTCTTAACAGCGCCAATCCTAACTAACTGGTCCACAATCCTCTTCGTATTCCCTATCCCCATCTTCCCCCGTAAGTACGCCAACTCCCTCAACGTGGGGCTGTATTGGAACTTCTTCCAATACTCATCAATCAAAATAAACATATCCCTCTGTACCGGTGACATAACCCCAATACACTCCTCAAATGTCGAATTCTTGGTAAACTTTGGTACACTGACCATTTCACATATTCTATAACCTATACCGCAAACTCCATAAACGTTTATGGAGTTTTGGTATACATAGCTGTAAGTTGGTATATATCCTCATATCAGATGGTACCAATTCATACATGGGGTGTTTCCGCTATTTTACTTATCACTTTCTTGGTCGGAATTTTGGAAGGGGTGGGGGCTATCTGATTCTGATGCGGATGATTTGGGGGGAATAGTATGTACATGCGGGCGGGACTCCGATTCAGCATCCTGGGGGGTGGGGGAGGGGTGGGTTCCCCCCAATTCCTGAATCAATGAGGCGGGGTCCACGTCGATGGCATTCGCCTTGAGCATGTCTGACAATACGTCCATGATTTTTATCCTGGCGGATTCGCTCGTTGAAACATGGGTGACTTCTTTGCGTTCAGTAAAGGCTGATACCTCTGTAACGGTTCCAAGGACTTTGGCTGCCGCTACTTTCTGCGCTTGTTTTGTCTCTGGATCAATCAGCGTTTGAACTAAGGACTGGATTACAAGTTCGCGTAAAGCAATAGGAGAGCGATATTTCGCCGACTCAATTGCCAGTTCGTATGCTTCGATCTCACGGGTTATTCGCTCGTCACGCATCAATGCATAGGGTTGTGCGGATAACGTTCGCTTCGTTGCGTTCGCTTTATATGCTTGCCTGTATGCCTCGGCCTTAGTTTGGCCCATTGCTACCCTTCGAGCGAATTCCCTTTGTTTATGGGTTAACCCTTTGGAAACGGACTTCCCAAGCAATATCTCACTTGGTATTGTTTCTAGTGATTCCTTTGCTTGTTTACGTGAAAGCTTCATAGGCTATTGCCCTTCGGGCTTGGTTCGGATCGCGCGATTCTAATGGGAACAAAAGCGGAAAACAACATAACCGCAGCATAATCGCTTGACATGGTAAACTTAGGTGTACTATGATGGGATTTCGTACACCAAAGGAGCGACCCGATGAAAACCTACACAGTCACAGTCACAGTATCTGTTACCCGGGCAATCAGCGCCGAAAGCGAAGAAGAACTGCGCGATCTGATCCTGACCGGATGTACTGACATTGACGAAGAATTGAATTCCGCCGATTACCAGATTGATATTGTCGACGTCGAAGACGAGTAAACCGCTATAGATTTGGAGCTGGTTCAAACCTTTTTTTTGGAGTGTTCAAATGCTTTTAATCAGCAAAACCTACGAAGTCGTTACCGAAGAGTCAGCCGAGCATGGCGAAGTTGAAGAGTCAGGATTCGAGTTCGAATCCGAGTCTTTTTCTTTTCGTGATTTGGTTCGTGAGTTGCGTTATTTTCCTCACCCTTCATGTTCGGTTATCGGTCCGGGTGTTTGGGTATCGAGCGAACCCGAACAAGACTATAGGACCGGTGAGTACAGGTCCGAACACTTGCACTATGTCGGACCGGAGAGAAAAGAAAAGTACTGGATTAAGGCACTCAAGCTTGTCCTCAAGTAAGTCAATTAAAACCCTTCGCGGAGGGTTTTTGTGGGCCTACTTAACGGAGATAACAAATGAGACTTAGAGCAAATCACCCTGCCCTTGAGTACGGGGTAACCATACACCCGAAGACTGTTAAACCCTTAGCCGACTACACTTCGCGTCTACTCAAGCCCGCTAGTGGCAATGCAAAGCTTGGTGCAGGTTCGAACCTAATCACAAAGGGTAAATGGTCCGGTATGCCGATGTATACCCTTACCCTCGAGGAGCGATCAACTTGCTCTCGTACATGTCAACAATGGGATCGATGCTTCGGAAACAATATGGGGTTTGCTCACCGTATTAGTTCATCCGAACCCGAACTTTTGGAAATGCGTTTGCATGATGAAATTGAGCATTTGTCACGGGTTCATCCGCAGGGTTTTGTAGTCCGGTTACATGTACTCGGAGATTTTTATAGTACGGATTATGTAGACTTTTGGGCTAATGCCCTTCGGGCATACCCTGCACTGCATGTCTTCGGATACACCCATAGAACCGACGGTCCGATCGCCGATGCCATAGCCGACAATCTGCAAAATGCCCGCGCATGGATCCGATGGTCCGACAAAGGCGGCGCCATGTCTGCCAATGTCATGGGCGAAGGCATAACATGTCCGGAGCAAACCGGGAAAACCTCCTCATGCCTGACATGCGGGTTATGCTGGACCACCACCAAGGCAATAGCCTTTATCGAGCATTAGCATGAAAGTCTTCGTACTCATGTCCGGCGTCGATGTTATCGGCGTCTTTACTACCGAAGCTTTAGCCCTTCAAGCCGCGCGCAAGTTGGGCCTTCGGTCCTACGTTATCGACGATTTCATCCTGAAATGAATCGGACCGCCGACAAAGTAATCGCCATGTACGGAGAGCATGCTTATGTCTTTTGTACGTACATGGCAAGCAAGTTTCCATCCGAAAGCCTAGGTTATCGCTACTGGTTAGCCGTGGGCGATTTAATAGACCAAAAGGAGAATCAACATGATGCCCAATAGAACCGCCGACGAGATGCTTTTCGAGTACGGATCCCGACTCACTCAGGATCAACGCGACTTTCTCCATGCTTTCATCCTGATTTGGGAGTTCGTAGACCGTCACGGTCAAAACCTCGAACCCTTGGTCGATATCTATGACCATTGGCTTAACACTCAGATTCTCGAAGGCCAAAAGTCAGACGCTGAATTTTTGGAGGCTTGGGCATGAAACGTCTAACTGATTTGGTCTTAGACCTTGTAGTAATGGTTGTATCCGGTGTTGCACTTGGTTGGATGATGGTGAAATGGTGGTTTTCTGAATGAGGTTTTTCACTGGCTTGCATCACCCCGCAGACTCGAAACACTTTGAGTCTGCTTTTATTTCGGTAAACACCATACGGAATCGCAAAAGCCATTTCCCAGTCAACGACTGGATCATGGATTCAGGTGCATTTACCGAGGTGGTCAGACATGGGGGATACCGTTTCCCCGTGTCTGAATATGCCCACCACATCAAACGATTCTCCACCTGCGGCAACCTACTAGCCGCAGTGTCCCAGGATTTTATGTGCGAAGCATTTGTCCTTAAGATGACCGGGAAAACCATACCCGAACATCAACGCATGACCATCGAACGCTACGACGAGCTGCTTCAACATGACGTTGGAGGTGTCTATATCATTCCAGTCCTGCAAGGGTACGACCCACAAGACTACGTCAATCACATCCGCATGTACGGTGACCGCCTAAAGCAAGGCATGTGGGTCGGTGTGGGGTCCGTATGCAAACGCAACAGCAATATCGCATCCATCGAGCAAGTACTGCTTGCTATCAAAACCGAACGTCCCGATCTACGTCTTCACGGGTTTGGTGTGAAGACTACTGCCCTATCATCCGGATTGGTGCGTGAATTACTCTACACAGCAGACTCTATGGCATGGTCTTTTGCCGCTCGGTACGAACGCCGCAACGGAAATGATTGGCGGGAAGCGAAAGTGTTTGAAGATCGCATCAATACCATGCAATATCAAAAGCCTTTGTTCATCTAGGACGATGACCATGAAAAATAAGACGATGTTCGCCATCTATTTGATGGAAGATGAAACCGGCTTTGTACGGGTCAGTGCCGATCACTATGGCCCAGGCGAAGCAAGCTATTCCCTTGGTATGGAAATGCTCATGTTTCTGAAGCATACCGAACGGGAAAACCCCTCCCACATGAAAGTTGAAGGGGTCTTTTATGCTTTACAA